ACCGAAGCTATAGCTCTGCCCACGATTAATGGTGCTCGTGCCGCCGCCCGCGCCGCGTAGTCCCTCGACAACCGAGGACGGCAGGCGCTGCGCCCCGACGGCCGCAAATGCCGGCATCATCGTTCGCGTGAGATTTGCTGGAAGAATCATCTCCCCCGCGTGAACGTGCACGAGCTGATCACGGGCCACGGCCATCCCTTCAGCAGCCGAGGCAAGACCTTGAAACGCCATCACCCCGACGAAGGTGGCCGCGGCGGCAATGGCACCCGCGATTGGCCCGCCCCAGGAGGCGGCCCAGTCGAAGGCCTTGGCGGCCGCCGATGCCGCGGCGTGCGTGATCTTCTTCAATGCCGCGATCAAACTGATTGAGGTGCTCTGCGCCGACGCCGCGGCGTCACTCGCGACCATCGCCTCGTTCGTCGTGGCGTGCACGATCGCCATCGTGACCTTGTGGGCGATCCACTGTACCAACATGCGCGCGAGGGACTGCACGAACTGCACCACCATGTTGTTCCACAGCTCGGCCATCGCCGCGCCGAAGGACTTCTGCCCGCGCAGCATCTGGCCCACCGCGTTCGCAAAGTCATTCGAGATCTGGTGGCTAAACTGCGACCACCTACCCATCCGCTCCTTCAGCGCCGTGGCGTCATCCGTCGCCATCTGCTTGTTGTAGCGGTCGGTCAGCGCCAGCAGTTCCTTCTCCGCGCGCTCGTATTCCACGGTGCCCTGCGGGTAGAGGGCCTTCTTCTTCTCGAGGGCCTGGCGCTCGAGCTCGTACTCCTGGCGCGTGATCTCCATCAGCTGGGTGATTCGCGCACGGTCGGTCAGCAGCCCGGCCGAGTGACGCGCCTCGATCCCGATGCGCGTGATCTCGAGCAAGACCTGCTGGTGGCTCTTTTCGGCCTCCGTGTCGATGGCCGCGATCGCCGTCTTGGTCTCGGCGGCCTTTAACTCGGCCGCGCTTTTTAACCCCAAGAAACGAAGATACGATTCTGAGTCCACCCCGTAGGTGACGAGCGCGTGGGCCAGCGCCGCGTCGAGCAGCGTGATCTCTTCCGCCGAGCCCTTGCGCGCCCCCGCGATCTTTACCTCTACCCCCTTAACAAATTCTCGTTCCCCCGCGGCCGCCGCCTCGCGTGTCGCCGTCACCTGCTGGTCCGAGAGGCGCTTGTACTCGGCCGTCTCCTGCGCGCCAATCGACCGCAGGAACGTAAGCTCCTCGTTCAAGATGATAACCCGCTGCTGCGACCCCGACTTCTCGGCCAACGCCCGGCGCTCGACGTACGCGACCTGCTCGGCCAGGCCCTCCTGCTGTGACTTTCGTTCAGCCTCCCTCACCAGGTGATAAACCTGCGCGTAAGTTTCTGCGTCGCCCTTCGCCGCGGCCAGCTTCGAACGCCAATAGGCGGCCTCAGACGAGATCGAATAACTGTGAAAGCCACCCTCCGCGTCCTTGATCTTCTGCAGCTCGTCCTGCCAGCCCTTTAGCATCTCGCCCTTGGGGGTTAGTCCACTTAGGTCAGTCTCCCCACCCTTGAGCCCCTTATCCAGGCCCTCCTTGCTCCACGTACTCTTCAGTTCTTCACTTAATGACTTGAAGCTCTTCCCCACCCGGGCGCCACTTTTTTCAAACTCTGCGGTAAACGCGTCCATCGCCTTATTCGCGTCGCCAGGCAATTTTCCGAGGTGAACTCCTACCTTCGCGATGTCCCCGGCCAATGCCGAAGTGTTCCGCGTAAGCACGTCATAAATCAATACTGCCACGTCCTTTACCACGTTAAGCACATCGAGCGCCACGTCCTTCATGGCCATAAAGCCTTTCACGAAGGCCATCACCGGCCCGAGCACCACCAGGTCCAATGCGCTTACGATAATCGTGGCTGCGACTTCAAAGGCATTCCCCATGGCCTTTATGGTTGGCACCAGCACCTGCAGGATCGGGATGACCGCCGACTGAAGCGTCTGCGCGAGCCCCGCGGTTGTCTTCTGCCACTGCATCGCCGAAACGCCCGCAGCGTCCGTGATCCCACTTGCCTTGCCTGCCTCGATCGCATACTTCTGTAGGTGCCCACCCAATTCCCGCATGATCGGGATCAACACGTAGCCACCGCGGCCAAAGAGTGCAATGGATGAAGCTGCGGCAACCTGAGTACTATGCGTTTCACCAATTGCCTTTGACAACCTAAAAAATAAAGCTTCTGGTTCTTTTAGCGTTGTACCCAATTCATTTACACTAATGCCTAAATTCGCAAATGCTTGCTGTTGCGCCTTATGCCCTTCAAGAGCCAGCACCTGCGCGCGCTGCATTCGCACCAGGGCCACGGTGAACGAGTCAAACGGCACCCCCAGCTGCTGGGCGATCGCCCGAAGGCCCGCGAGCGTCTGAATGTTGATGTGTGTCTGCGTCTCGAGGTGCTTGAGCTCCACGATGACGGTCGCGCTCTCGTCCAAGAAGTGGGCAGCAAAGCCCACGGCGAGGCCCACGCCCAGCAGCTTCGAGAACCCCGAGAAGGCGGTGCTCATCGCCCCGACCTCGAGGCCTGACTTCTCGGCTGAGGCCACCACCCGCTCTTCCATCCCGTGCATCGAGGCCACCACGGAGGCCGCTGCCCCCCGTGCCGAGGCCGCCAGCTCGGTAAAAAATACCCCGATCCGCGACAGCGTGCTCGCGAACAGGCCCTCGGCCTTGACCGCCTCGACCTCTGCCGACACCAGGGCCACGGGGATTATCTCGATGTTGGCCGCCGCCGTGCGCGCGCCCGCGGCAGAACTCGCCCCCAGGGTCGTGAACGACGCGTTCATCGTGCCGGTCGCCGTGGATGTGGTCGCCGCGAGTTTCTCGAGGCCAGGTAGGATCTGGCTCAGGTCGATCAGCGCGCCAACTTGGAGGATGTCCGCCATGGTCTTAGTTCATTCCCCGCTTTTTCTTTTCGGCCTCGGCCCAGTGAATCATGTCCTTGAGCTCGATGGGCAGCCGTTCGATCTCGTTCGCCCCGACCCGCGCGCGTAGCGCCTGAAATTGGTCGAAGGTCTCTTCTTCGCTGAGTGCCACCCACCCGGCAGCTTCTTCGTCGGCGGGCCAACGTTCTGGCCCACTTCTTTTCGCCTCTCGTAGTTCTCGGTGAAAGTAGCCCAGCAGTTCAATCGCCTGCGCGAGGCCTAGGTCGTCAACGTACTCGAAGGCCCAGCCGGTTCGGGAGATGATGGATCCGTAAATGTTGGTCCAGTCGAGGCGACGACCTTCGCCTCGGCTACCCCAACCGGCTGAAGCTGAGGGCCGACGATCATCCCCGAGAGCCGACAGACCTGCAGGCAAATTTCAGGTGCCCTCTTTAGGTCTACCAGCTCCCCCACCTCGTCCATCGTCAGCTCCGGGTAATTCCGCGCGAGGGCCGCATGGATGATCGCAATCATCGCGTCGAACTTTTTCGGCAGCGTCTCGGCGGTGATGCCCTTGTCCATGTCTAAGATCTCCGGCCAAAGTTTTTTCGCCTTGCCGGTGCTCAGGCTCGGCAGGACGTATTCCTTTCCACCTAGCGCGATTGGCTCCCCCTCAAATCTTGGTTGCCCATTATCTCCCACGTCTTTACGCTCCTATCTTTTTTCCGCGTTCTTTGGATGCGCGGCCCCCATTCAGGCTGAAAACTTTTTACGGATTTGCCTGGTGCACTAGCGCCCGAAACTTAAACGTCGCGTCTGCCAGCCCAGAGTTCGTGCAGAAAAACTTCGTGATGTTGCCCGCGAATGGCAGCGGGGCCACGCTATCCACCGTCCAGATCTCGCCCTTGCCAGCCTTCAGCGTGATGGTCTCCTGCGCCGCGTTGATCGAGTTGGTCTTGAGGGTCAGATCCTGGGTCGAAAAGATTACCATCGACTTGATGTTCGCCACGGTGATCGGCAGGTCAAACTGCTTGTTGGTGGTTCCCGCGGGCACCGTGTCTTCGAGGTTTACCTCCGCGTCATCCACGTAGGCCACGCTCGTCCCGATGACCGTGCCCGCGTCGTTCTTGTATGTCAGTCCAATCGTGTGAGTAAACTGCGCCATCCCTTACCTCCCTCTAAAAAGTCTTTATTCCTTACCTAGGCTTCACTCTAGCTTAAGCCCAGTTAAACCAGGTCCATCATCAGCCGCGCGATCGTGTCCGTGGCGTCCGCGTTGGCCGACCCGTCGAAGTCCGAGATCCAAAAGTCCTCCAGCTTCGTTGGAAAGCTCATGCTGCCGAGCGTCACATCATTTAGCTCGATCGCCAGGTACTTGTTCCGAAACTTGTTGTACAGCAACATCTTCAGTTCCGGTGCGTATCCCATGAGCTGATTGTTCAAGGTGAGCGTGCTGCCCCGGCTGTTAACGTGATATAGGTAAGAGATCAGCACCTGGGTGCCATCCGTCTCGTCAAACGTGTACGTGCCCGAGGTCAGGTTGACCGTGTACAGGCCCGGGGTCGTGACCGATGCCGTGTTTGGCACGAAGGTCAGCTGCTGCCCCGTCGCCTTGTAGCGAACCCCCCAGTCCTCCGCGATCGGCGTGTTGGTCACGGTGGCCACGTTCGTGGTAATCGTACGCAACTCATCGTCCACCGTCAAGTCAATCCCGGCCACCGGCGTTTGCGCAAAGTACAGCTGGTTAATCATGGCGATGTCAAACACGGCGAGCTTGCCCTTGACGGTACAGTCAAGTTTGCCGCGCGCCGTGGCCACCGCAAACTGCTTCTGCCCGAAGAGCTTCTTCAAGTCGCCCTTGAAGCTGACGTCTACCTCTTGCAGGACGCCGAACTTAAACGGGGTTGGATTTGCCGGTTGGTTTCCGGCAATCGGATTACCGTATAGCACTCCACTTCCGAATTGGATGTTGATGACGCTACCCTCCTCCGATCAGGTCGCAAGGCCTGACTGGCAAAAGTTTTTTAATCCCCCACCGGTCCCGGGATCATGTGAATGGGCACGGTGATGATGACCTGCTGGTCCGCCACTTGCGGGATCACCTCCCCCTCGATCCAGGCGTGGTACACGAGCCCACCGAGGGTCTGCTTTCCGTACGGTGGCATCACGTTAAATGAGTTGACGATCCCCCAGATGATATAGTTCGCGATCTGCGATGGCTTCGCGCTCAGGCCCACCACGCCGTCCGCCCGCAGGTAGATCACGGCGATGGCCGTAAAGATCCACTTTAGTGGCCCAAAGAGCTCCCGCGGCGTCTCCTCGAAGCGGATCAGCGAGGTCGCGTGCAGCGGTCCCTCGAACAGCAGCAGCGCGGGCTGGCTCGACGCGGGGATCTCACTCGGCAGCTGCACGACCCGCTCGACGGTGGCAAACGCGAGCCCGCTACCCGGTGGAAACGTCGCCTGCGAGAGCAGCTCGAGCAGCGCCACGTACACGTCATCCAGATATTTCGGGTCCTCAAACGTCGTTGCCACTTTTATCCTTTCAGCGCACGCGCCGCGGCCTCATACAGTCGCGAGACGATCTCCGCGCGCATCTCGTCTAGCGCCGTTTCCATGAACGACCTTCGCTGAATTGGCGGGTGCATCACGCTCTTGACCACGATGCCCCCGAGATTCGCAAACTCACCAATCTTCGCAGGACGGATCGTGCCCCGCCGCGCCCCCAGCTTAAAGTAAATTCCCGCCGACGCGCCCCGCCCCGCGCTTTGCCCCCCGGCGACGCCCGCGGCCCCCGCCGGAAAGAAGGCCAGCGCCAGCTTGTTCTTCGGCTTGATCTCATACGGGGCGCCACTCGCGCTGCCACGCTCTTGAATTACCCCGTAAAAGGCCGGGCCACCTGCCCCCGTAACCAGGCCCGTGAGCTGGCTGCCCTCCTGCGTCGTCGGCCGTTTCTCGATTGACCGGATCAGCTTTCCGGTGCGCTGTTCCAGCACGTCACCCGACAGCTTGCCCTGGATACGGCGCTGCAGCTCGAACATCAGCGCGTCCAATTCCCGCCGCAGTTCCTCGGCCACGCGGGGGCCACGCGCCCGCAAGGCCGTCTTGACCCGCTCATCCGACGCATTGAAACTAAGCTGAATCACGCGATGATCCCCATGCGATCATAAAGCCGAAACACCAGCTCGTTTTCCGGCGGCCACTCCCACGCCTGAAAGCTCGTCGAGGCCTGCGTGCCGCTCGTCGAGATGTTCCGGTTCTTTAAGTCCAACCATCCCTTGCGCTTGTAGTTGATCGCCACCACACAACGCACGGCAAATTCAAGGTCCACCGGCACGTCGTCATACCCGCAGTCGTAACCCACCTCGATGTTCTGCGTGCCACGCACGAAGACCGGCCCACGACTTCCGACCACCGGATAGGCCGGGTAAGGAAAAGAAGAAAAATTTCCACTCCCCCCACGCAACACGATCGACCGCCGCGACTGGTCGATGACCGCCCCCCACCCGTTGGCCCTGGTTGACAGTGGCACGGCCCGCCCGCCCACGTTCACGAAGCGCAGCAAACGAATCGGCCCCCCACGCAGGAACAGCCGATTGTTCCCGTTCCCATCATAAAACTCGTCGAGCGTCACCACCGAGTTCAGGCTCGGCTGCCCCGTGCGCTTAAGCAGATAGGTGCTAAACCCGGTAATCGCCGACTGGATCTCCGCGTCGTCGGTACTCGTCGTCACCCCCGCCCGGTTCTTCACCAGGTCCACCGTGGTCAGGTCCACGGTGGACCCAGCCGTCTCGACCACCGCGGGGACCTCCGCGTGATAAACTTGCTGACCGGCCACCTTGCCGTTGATCACGAGCACGTAGCCCACGCCGTTCAGCGGTGGGTCTAGCGTGCCCGGTACGCTGGCCGAGTACTGCCCACTCGAGGTGGTCACGAAGGGCAGGTCGAGGCAGTCGATCGGCGGCACGGGGGTGCCCGGCACGTTGTCCGGGTCGCGCGTCGAGCGGCCCGCGTAGAGCGTGGCGGTCACTACCGCGTTGTTGACCGCATTCCCCTGGGCGTCGGTCAACGTCCAGGTGAGCGTAAACAGCGTGCGAACGGGCAGTGAGATCGACGGCATGACGCTAGTTCACCTTTCCTTGGCCTTGGGTGACGGTGACCTTCCCGGCTCCCGTCATCAGCTCGACCGCGGTAATGCCAGTGCGCGTTCCCCCGACGCCAATTACCGAGTCCAAAATAAATTCCGTGGTCAAGAAGTTTCCACTTTCTGTCAAGAGCCTGGCCCCGCCCTCCGCCGTAATAAACTTGACGTTAGCCACCGGCCTTTACCCCCTGGGCCAGTGCCTTTATCGCCGGGCGCCCCAGTCGCTCATATTCCTGCCGCCACGCGTCCGCCTGGTCGCAGTCCCTCGTCTCCGAAAACCAGGGGCCACCGAGCGTATAGTGCAAGAGCTTGGCCTGAGGGTTCGGGTCATACTCTCCCACCAGCCAGTTCCACTCAAGCGGCAGCTCCCCGATCATTTGATTGTCAAGCCAGTTAAAACGATGCAGCTCCAGGCCACTGGCCTTGTTCACGTACGGTACCGTCAACATCCGGCAGCCAAAGTGCTGCAGGTTAAAGATCATCAGGCTCGACCAATTCTTACGCGGATAACTGGTCTGAACTTGGCCGAGAAATTTTTTATCCGTGCGCGGCGTATACTCGTGCGGGCAGATGAGCACGGCCTTGTTCGACTGTGCGTGGGCCAGCGCCACCAACTCGGCCACGTCCGCCTGGCAGAGCATGTCGCAGTCCATGAAGATGGCCAGGCCACGATACTCACAGAGACAAGGGACCAAAAAACGGGTCATTGAAAATTCCGTCGACTCGGTGGGCCCGCGCGGGCGCGTGTAAAGCTTTGCCGCGCGAAGCTGATCTTGGACCAGCGGCGTGAAGGCCACGGGGCACGACGCGCGCCGCAGGATTGACTGGGCGAGCACGTGGTAGGCGACCGGCTCCTTCGAGTCGTAGCCGATGAAGATGCGCAGCGGGTCCATCAGGGTCTCCTCACGTCATACAGCAGGGTGTGTCGGGCGCCCACCTCCCACGGCTCCACGCCATGAAAGGAACGGTCGGTCTTCGCAAAGGCAAAGAGGCTGTTCGGCCGAAACGGCATCGTCTTGGCCCGCGCAAACTCTTCAAAAGGGTAGTGCGGGCCACCCGCGCAGCGAAAGCCCTCTCGCTTTGGCGTGTAGAGCGAGGTGCCAACCCCCGCCAGCCGTTCATCACTGGGCAAGTAAAACAACAGCGTCGCCACCTTCGCCGGGGCGTCGGTGTGTGGGCCGATCTGGTACCCGGGCTCGTCACGGATCAGCAAGGTCTCGTCTTGCCACCTCGGGTCGTAGCAGCTTAGCTTGGCCCCGACCGCGCTGCGCAGGCGCCCGTCTCGCAGCCGCCGGTCTAATTCCGCCCAGAACGGACTCTTCGGCTCATGCACGCTACGTGCCGCGTAGCCCTTTACCGGGCGGGCCTCCCCGATCGGCTTCCACCTTACGGTCAAGTTTTCCACCAACTGCCGATAAAATTCTAACGGAAAGATGTTCTCGACATACAGGTGAGGAAACGGCTCGCCCACGAGCTCGGCCTCGAGCACGCGGTTAACCACCGTGTCCACCTCATCTCGTTCGCGTGTGAACAGGTACTCGGCATAGTTCGCGAAACTTCCCTCACGCCGCCGCGCCTGATCCACCTGATGAGGCTGAAAGCCAAGACCAAGGTGCTCGAGGATTTTGACCATCAGTTGATGGCGTTCTGACTTTTCATTGACCTCGACCAGCACGCTCTTCACGCGCGCCAAGGTGTCACGTGCCCCCTCAATGATCTCCGGCTCCACCCCGTCCACGTCGATCTTAACGTGATCTGGCGTAGGAAGGTGCCCGTGCTGAACCAGCTCGTCCAGGGTCAAGGTCACGCAGCCCTGATCACCATTCTGCTGAAGCTGGTGGCACGCGGCCCCCACCTCCTGGCTCGACAGTCGCAACATTCCCAAACCAAGGGCGCTGGACAGCGCCGCGCAATACGCCACGACCTTGTCCTCAAGCCGGTTCAGCCGAATGTTCGCGCACAACGAGTCATAGTTTTTGGCCGCGGGCTCAAAGGCAAACACGCGCACGCCACGCCGCGCCGCCCACAGTGAATAGCCCCCGATGTTTGCCCCCACGTCCACGAGCACCTCACCTGGTTTCATTCGCTCGAGCCACTCGATCGTCACCGGCTCCTTGGTAAACAGGCTCTCAACCCGAAACTTCACGGTGGAACTCGTCGCGAAAAATTTCACCGTGGCCCCGTTCCGCGTGGCCTCGAGAATTGGCGGTTCGGCGAAGGTCGCCTCGGCCTGCGCGACCCGCGGCCCGACCACGATGTGCAGCTCTGGTCCCTTTACGATCACCTTGGCCACGGTAAAAAATTTTCCCAGGTGCTTGACCCACCACCGCTCGTCTTGTTGAATCAGGTGAGTGTTGCGCCCGTCCGCATACTTTTTCTTCGCCGCCCCCGTGTTGATGACAAAGTACCCGACCTGCCGGACGCACCGTCGTAGGTCATCGAGCACGAAGGCCAGCTTGTCCAGCTCCACGTGCTCGAGCACGTCCGTGCAGACGACCAGTTCCGCTGGGCGCGGCGACCCAGCCTTCTCGGAAATCGCGGGGTCATACTCCCAGATCGGAAACGGCAGCGCCTTCGCGAGGTAGCCCTTGCCACAGCCATAGTCGAGGATCGACTTGGTCTTGATGTTCTCGGCGAGCTTGAGGATCGTCTCTGCGTGCTTGCCACCACCCACCCCATACTCGAGGCTGTCGCGGTGCAGCCGCGCGTTCAACTCCACCATCGCCGGGCTGATCAGCTCCGGCTTGTTAAAGGCAATGTGCCCGGTCAGCGCCGACGGCTGGCGCTTGTAATTCTTCATCATCGCCTGGACCAGCCCCTCACCATAGAAGGTTGCCTTCACGTCCGGCATCTCGTCGAGCTCGTGCGCCGTGCTGCGCGCCGCCTCGAGAAACGCCGGGGTCGTCCGGTAGGTAATCCCCTCATACTCGACCACGGAGTGACCGGGCGCCTGCATCGGGTGAACGGAAGCGTGCTTCCCGCTGTGCCCCTCGCAGCCATCACGCCCGAAGATATGTTGCTCCGTAAAGCCCAAGAACCTCGCCAGCACCATGGCCCGGAGACCCACGTCGCAGCCACCCGTGAGCGACCACTCGCCGGGCGGCAAGACCCGCATGGGCTCGTCGCTCGCGTCGAACACGTGCCAGAGCTTTACATTAAAGCCCTCGAGGTGCTTGAAGTAGTCCGGGTGGCAACACGACGCGATCAAATACTCCACGTCAGGATGTGGCGGCCCCACCAGCTGAATCTTGTGAGGCCGCGGGTCCACCTCCGTGTGCCAGGTCGGCACGATCCCCCGCCCGAGCAAAAACTGGTGTGCCCCCGAGCAGGTCATCACGTGCTTAAACTTTTTTACCTGCTCCCACGTGTCATTTAGGCTTGGCCCGTAGCCCACGATGGCGATCGGTTCGTCACGAAGCCCGTAGCGCGGTGCGATCCGCCCCTTGACCTCGCGGGTGTTAACACGTACCTGCTCATCGCGCAGCCACAGGGGAATACAGTACGAGACCTTCTGTGGCTGAGCTGCATCCAGCCGCTTCGGCAATTTTTCTAGCGTCGCTTCCATTTCTTCTTACCCTACCTTATACGCCCGGACGAACGAGCCTGCGAGCATTACGATGGCGTTGGCCGCCTGCTTTGCCACTACCTGAAGCGTACCAGCCGCGCTTGCCTTAAATAGCGCATCAATTTCCACGTAATAAGTAAATCCAGCCGACGTTCCTGGCGTCAACGAAACTAGCACGGCGTTAGAGTTCGCTGCAGCCGCCGATTCCATCCAAGGAACAATAACTTGGTTTGTCCCCCCAAAGAGTGCCGAGGCCGTTCCTGGTTGGCTTGACACCATCGCATAAACTTTTCCTGCCAACCACGCCATCTGCGGGTAACTAAGCCCAAACCCAATGGCCGTAATTGCTGAAAGCTGATAGGCGAGACGTCCCTCAAGCTGATAGATACCTCCCGCCGCACAAGAGATGCTTAGCCCGCTGATATTTGTTACCGCCGATCCCGTAATGGTGTCTGCGGTCCCAACCACGCGCATCTGCATGCCACCGAGCCCCGCCGAGATCACCGACACGGCCTGCGAAAGAATCGAAAGTTGCTGAGAGATCACGGAAATTTGAGAAAGCGCCGCGCTGGCCTGCGACAGCGCCGTGCTCACCTGCGACTGCACGCTGGCCAAGTTTACCGACAAGACGCTCACCGCGTTTGACACGATGCTCGCCGCGTTCGAGGCCGCGTTGGCCACCGAGAGCGCATTCGACGCGGCGTTCGAGACCACCGAGAGCGCTTGGCTCAACGCAGAAACTTGCTGCGAGATTACCGAAACCTGCTGACTTAACACTGAAATCTGATTTGAGAGTGTATCTGCTTTCACGGACACGGCGTTGGCGATACTTACAGCGTTTGCTGCCACGACGCTTACAATCGAAGCCGCGTTAGAAGCTGCATTCGCGACCGACAGCGCGTTGGAAGCTGCATTGGATACGATGCTCACGGCGTTCGACACGGTATTTATCGCCACAATGCGTGCCGCAGTTTCTACGGATAATGCCTGCGAAACTACCGAGGCAGCATTCGAGGCCGCGTTGGCGATTGAAATTGCACTGGCGACTTGTACAGAAATAATAGAGACAGCCTGTGAAAGAGCTGAAACCTGCTGACTCAAAACTGAAATTTGATTTGAAAGCGTGTCGGCCTTGGCAGACACCGCGTTGGCAATGCTGGTTGCGTTGGCAGCCGCGACGCTCACGATTGACGCCGCGTTGCTGGCCGCATTGGCGATTGACAGGGCACTGGCCGCTTGAACTGAGACGATCGAAACCGCATTCGAGATCGTATTATCAGCTACGATGCGTGCCGCGGTTTCCGCCGACAGTGCCTGTGAGACCACCGAGGCCGCGTTAGAAGCAGCATTCGCGATTGAAAGTGCGCTTGCCACTTGCACAGAGATGATACTTACTTGCTGCGAGAGAATCGACACCACGTTGGCCAGACTCACACGATTCGCGGTCTCTACCGACAGTGCCTGTGAAACGATGGACGCGGCATTGCTCACCGTGTTGATGTTCACTGACAGCGCATTATCAGCGCTGATTCGGTTTGACGTTTCATTTGAAACAGCATTTGAAACCACGTTCAGCGCAGAGGTTAGATCATCGAGTTGCGTGATGTCCAGCAGCAGCTCGGTCGGTGAGAGAGCCACCCCAATTTCACGAGTGACCCCCGTGGCTGGGGCCGTCGGGGTGATCAGGCCCGCCGTGACGTCCAAGTAATAAATTGAACCAGGCGTCAGCCCCCCGCTCTGCCCGGAAACGACGGCATCCCACTGGGCAGTCGTAAGCATCAGTCTCCCACTGGTTTGAACCCTCCCCGTCGTTGAGACGGCGATGGCCGTATCCGCCACCAGCCCAAAGACCGCCTTGGTCCCCGCGGCACCAGCGTTTGCCCGCTTGAACGTATCTGCCGACGTAAAGGCAAAAACCGGGGCACCGGCCGAAACGGCGGAGGTGTCATTATTCTGAAGCGCCGCCACGATGGCACCAGTCGCGCTCAAGACAGAAATCTGTTGAGAAAGAACGCTGACCGCGTTCGACACCACGTTGATCGCCGCGATCCGCGCGGCCGTCTCGACGGACAAGGCCTGTGAGACAATGGAAACTGCGTTTGACACCGTATTGACCGCGGACACACGCGCCGCCGTTTCCACCGAGAGCGCCTGGGAGACCACGCTCGCAGCGTTTGAAGCTGCGTTTGCGACCGACAAGGCATTGGCCGCCGCGATCGAAACCACGCTCGCGGCATTCGAGGCCGCGTTCGCGATTGAAATGGCACTGACCACCTGAACAGAAAGGACGCTCACCTGCTGCGAAATCACTGACACGGCGTTTGCCAAGTTTACCCGGTTGGCGGTCTCCACGGACAGCGCCTGTGACACGACTGATGCCGCGTTGCTCGCCGCATTTGCCACGCTTAACGCATTGGCCGCCGCCACCGAGACAACTGACGCGGCGTTTGAGGCCGCATTTGCGATTGACAGGGCGCTGACCACCTGGACCGAAAGCACGCTGACCTGCTGGCTCAGGATCGAGACCGCGTTGGCCAGGCTCACGCGGTTTGCGGTCTCGACCGACAGGGCCTGAGAGACCACGCTCGCCGCATTCGAGGCCGCGTTGGCCACCGACAAGGCATTCGCGGCCGCGGCTGAGACCACGGAAATATGATTCGACGTGATGTCCGCCGAAAGCGTCCCGCCGAGCGGGGTCTGCCACGACCAGTCGAAGTCCGTCGCGTTATTTTTCGTCAGCACCTGCGATGAGACCCCACCCCGCAACGTGCTAAATCGCTGACTGACGACCGAGGCCTGCTGCGACAGCACACTGACCTGTTGTGAGAGCGTGTCCGCCTTCACCGAGACCGCGTTGGCGATCGACACGGCGTTGGCAGCCACCACCGAAACGAGAGAGACCGCATTCGACACGATGTTGACGGCCGCGACCCGCGCCGCCGTCTCTACAGAGAGGGCCTGAGAGACCACGCTTACGGCGTTCGAGGCCGTGTCAACCCTCGTCGAGAGCGCGTTGTCCGCCGAGATCCGATCCACCGTGGCCACCGACACGGCCTGCGAGACCCGATTCACCCCCACCGAGAGAACCGAGGCCTGCTGTGAGAGCGCGGAAACCTGGTTGGAGATGACGTCGGCCCTCGCCGAGGTCGCGTTGGCCACGCTCAGCGCCAACGCCGCCGCCACGCTCACGACCGAAACCGCGTTTGAGATGATCGAGACCGCCTGGCTCAAGACCGAAATTTTATTCGAGGTTACGTCCGCCGAGACCCCACCACCACCGCCCCCACCCGTAGGTGTCTTCCAGGCCCAGTCATTATCTGCCGCCGTATTTTTTGTCAACACCTGGGCGGTCGTGCCACCACGCAGCGTGCTCAGCGTCGCGCTGATCGAACTAATGGCATCGCCCAGGCCCACGTCGGCCGCCGCCCGGGTGGTCGTCTCGACCGACAGGGCGTTCGAGACCACGTCCACCGCGCCCTGCAATAGCCCAGCCACGTTTCGCGCGGTCGTCTTTGCTGTGGTTCCCACCTGGACCACGGGAACGAGCTCCGCGCCGGTCAGCCCGGTAGCGGTTGGCAGCGCGCTGATGCTGATGTCAGCCAAGGTTCATCCCCTTAAAGTCCTCCCGCGAGCGCCCGTACGGCA